TCTTTTGTTCTTCTTTGGGATGTATCTAGAATGATATTGTAAGGATTATCTTTAGTTAGTTGAATTCCAGTCTTTACATTAATAACTTGAGATAAGAACACAAAGTTATCGCTCGCAGCTAGTTGATCTCTTGTTGTAAGAGTTAATTTGATTCTCCAACGATCAGCACCCGGAGAAGCTTCGTTTGGAGTTGCACCTTGATTATCAAATAAAGCTGTATCATCAGCAGTTGTTACAATATCCTGTACGAGTTTGAAGCCAAGATCTTTAGTAGTGTTAATAGTGTACTTGTTAACAAATGTTGATTGAGCTTTAACAAATACGAATCTACCTTGTACATAGAAAGAACCAGCAGTAATTGAAGCTTCTAAACCTTCACCTGTCGCAGCAGATGAAGCAATTGTTAAAGGATCAAGTGTAGCTGCAAGATGAGTTAGTGTACCACCGTTAGCGCAACGAATTGGAGTTGTACCTGATGTGCCTGATAGTCTATCAATATATTCAACATAGATTGTATCAGGATCTGATCCAGTTTCTTCAACAGCTTTGAGAACTTTAACTTTAATTCCATCGCCATCTACAAATTCTTCACCGACAACAGTACTTGCGTCTGAAGGTAAAGCACCTGAGGCTAACTTAATAAATTCTCTTCTATTAAGAGTTGTATTACCTCCACTTACCTTTCCACCTTCTTTAAAGATATTAGTTCCAAACCGAGTAATTTCTTCCTGAATAATAGTTTGTAATTGCGTAAGCTCTCTTGCTTGCAACGACTTGCCACTATTAAAAAGAATACGATGATAATTATCGGAATCTTTATAATCGTCTTTATAAGTGGTTTCAAATGTAGTAGTGGTAAATGCTGTTGCCATTTTTTTACACCGTCAAAATTACTTTAATGTCTTCAGTTTGAGCCGAAGATCGAACAATTCTTGCTCTATTTTCTATGTATAACAGATCACCTGAGTAGATATCTGCGGTACCAAAAAGGTTTCCGCTATCAATAGTTCCTGATCCGCCTAAGCTTCCGCTAAGAGCTTCACCATCTGTAAAGTTACCATTTCGCGTTTTTTCGTTTTGGTGAAACCTTAAACTCTTACCAGCACTTGAATCAACTTCATCAATAATGGCTGTTACTCCAGATGTACCGCCTGTAATAACTTCATCAATTGCAAATCCTGTTGCAGATATCGTACCGGTCAACGTCATATTTCTATTTGTTTTTACTGAAGTTGCAGTTAATCTGTTGCCGTCAACAGCAGAATCAGTAAGATCTAAATTTCTAAACAAAGTAATTTGTCTAAAATCGTTTGTAATATTAAATGTATCGGTTTCACTGCCTGAAGGTTTAATGTTTAACATAACACTTGAACCTTTTAGATCAGCTCGAGCATCTTTACCAATACCATCACGTGGTCCAATAATCGGTCTTAGAGTTGCGTTACCTGAGAAGCTAAGTGAAGAATAATTATATCCTGAGCCAAGTCCACCTGATTCATTATTCATTTCAACTTTTACAATTGCACCACCTGATATTGTAGCAGTTGCTGCCGCACCTGAACCATCACCACGGAATGTTAATGCTGGAGCAGAACTATATCCACTACCACCATTCACAACTTCAACACCTAAAATCTGGCCGGGTGTAGTTGTATTTTGAACATTCAATTGTTGTAGTTCAGTAGTACTACATGAAGCTGAATCTTTTGTGATTACAGTTACAGGCTGGAAACCTGAAGTTAAAAAGTTAGTTGCATCACCTGCACCGATTGAATATAGAAGTTTCCAGCGATATCCATCAGAAGTTTCAAAGGCTTGATGTAAGGTTACACCAGCTGTACCGAATGAAGGTTTAACAGTCGATGGGTTTGCTGAACCGGTTGAACTTCTACTTTGTTGTAGACAAATATAAACTTCGTTATCTTCTGTTAAAACATAATATGGATTCGATCCATATCCTTGTTGCTTATCGTTCCATGCATCATAAATTGTACCTGATGACCAGTTGTTTCTTGTAACCACCATCGAAGAAGCTGTAATCTTTTTCAAAGATTCTAAATTGCCTCGAGCAACTCTTTCGTCGAAGGTGTGACGCAGTGGATCAATTGTCGTATCTGACGAGTCATACGTATCAGTCTTACCAATTCCAATATAGAATTCATTTGAATCTGAAGTGCTTTGAACTTCAGTAAGTAAGTCCTGTGCTAACTTTCTTTTAAGTGGGTCTGTTACAATTGCTGTCATCTTTTAATCCTTACGCCAATGTAGTTACGCTCTGATTGCCAATCAAGAACCAATGTGATCCATCCCAAATACACTGGGCTGCTTCGTTTTGAGCAATGGCAAAACTTGTTGTACCACCTGTACTTTTAAAATTAGTCACGGTAATAGTTGCGACACCAGCACCTTTATTTGTAAAGATCTTCATCTCGCCTGAGTGAGTGCCATCGGCCAAAGTAAGAGCGAGAGCAGATCCTTTATTACATATAATGTGTGTAGCATTGTCTGATGCTAGTACATTACCGTCTGCTGTTTTTTCCAAAGACTTAACAGAAACTTTATTAATTTCAACTGCACCTGTTCCTTTGGCCGCAATTTCCATTTTAACATTTGTACCAGAACTTGCTGCTGCAATTCGAATTGGATTAGCCGCAATCGCATGCTGAATGTTAAAGTGGTTAATACCAGATCCTGAGCCATTCTTTGATAAGAGAAAGATTTCACTTCCACTTGAATCTTGAATAGAACTACCAACCTTTGGATCAGTAATCAAAGGATTAGTAATTGTCTTATTTGTTAACGTTTGTGTAGCTGCATTCAGTGTTACAATACCATCGGCATCAGGTAATTGAATTTGACGATCTGCTGTAGGTTCAACAGTTGTCAATCTCATTTCGTTACCGTCAGCTGTAGCACCTTCAAATACTACTGCACTATCCTCAAGAGTAATTTGTGCAGACAAGTTATCGCTATCGCCACCACCTAAGAAGCGATAGATCTCAACGAAGTTATCATTTATCTTGCCGCCAGCAGTGCGAAGAGTATCTCCGTTACCGTCGTTTGCTGATGAGCCGATTCCTATATTTTGTCTTGCCATTTTTTAAATCCTGTTTAGCTTATTTATATCGAAGAATCTGATGAAATTCGAGTAAATACGTCATTATCAAAAGTTTCTACAGTCATTGCAAAGTCTGGTCTTCCACTATTAGCACTATCATCAAACCTAAACGAGTTAGGATTAAGCAGTGTTTTAATATCATCGTAGTAGGTAACAAGCAACGATGCAGTAAGATCAGAATCATCTCCGTAAATAGTTGTTTCTTGTTGCCGTAGATCGATACGGAAGGTTGTACCGTCAGATGAATCTTGTAATCCAGTAGTTTCGCCAAAGAGAGTACCTGTACCAAGAGATGCTTGACCTAAGAACAATGGATCTTCGACGTTTGAATCAAGAGGATTGTGTAATGATATCGTCGGAGTAAGAGAAACTTCTCCAGTCGATAAAACATCACCAGCAAAATGGAATCCTGCTGGATGTACAAACTTTTTATATAACAATTCATAATCGGAAACTGAAATACCAGATTTAAGTAATATTGAAAATACTTGAAAGCGCTTTGCATCTTGTATTTTCTTTTGAGAATCAAATCCAATTTCATCTTGGCCTACAACAAATATATCTCTCTTCGGATAAGTAACCTCAACTTCTTCTCCAAAGAATCCTCGAAAGAATCCTTCGGCCGATGGCTTAGTTCCTTTTTGTTGATAAAAGTTACCAAGTAATCTGGCCATCAATCTTGGATTTGAAAAGAAAGAAGATTGGGTTAATCCATTACCAATCTCACCGATAATCTGATCTAAGAAATCTATATCGGTGTCAGCCACATCTCTTGAAGCGAATATATCTTGTACCTTTTGATGAAAGTTGAATTTACCTTGATCACTATCAAGAAACTCTTCATAAACTTCCATGAACCTAACGAACTTAGGATTATCAGCTTGAAACCACTCAGGCAGAGTTGTTTTAACATCTGATCTTTTTAGTACAGGATCTCGCCTGTTATTATCTACTGTCGTAATTGCCATGTTATGTTGTCAACGTTGTACTTGTATTTTGTTGATCGATTGTACCAGAAGCTGATGTAGCAGCTGAATCTAATTTAATTATATAATTTCTAAGTGGCTTGATTGTGTTTTGATTTGCTGGAGTAATCGATAATTTGATTGCATCTCCATTAAATGCTGTAACATTAGCGCCAAATCCATTCAATGATACTACGCCGGTTGTTTGATTATAACTACCAGTATTATCAGAGATAACAGTGGAAGCTGTTTGATCAAATATCTCAAGTGTAGTAGAACTCAATCTGTTTCGTATAATACATGTATTTCCACCAATTGTAAATGGTGTTGATGTTACTCTTCTGTCCACATCATCAGGCGCAGCCAATGCAACCGGGAAGTCAATAGAAAAGTCT